TACTTTAGATATTGATGTTAAACTCACCGATCTCAGGGTGTTTCTGGTTGCAGCAAATACGGGAGTATAAGTCTAACAAGGGCACTTAACTAAAAAACCTAGGGGGTCTTCGGATCCCCTTTCATTTTTCAAAGGAAATAATTATGTCAGAAAAAGACTTTGGGACACATACCCACAGAGAAGATGGGACTATTATCCCTAATTATATATCTGATACGCAAGGTATGACAGCTGAGAACTTTCAGGTCTTAAAACACCTTGAGTATGATGAAACAACTAGAAAGTTAATCGCAGATAGGGCTATAGAGACAACTCTAAACTCCTTGTACTTAGGCGAACAGCATAAGATGTCGTCAGGTGCAGAAAACATATTCTTTACCAACTTGGGAAATAACACAAACTTCTATCCCATGTGGGGCGGTCTAAAAGACCAAAGTGTACCCGCTAACCAAGGCGCTGGTGGTTTTATCCCACCTAGTGGTCGTGTTTACACAGATTTAATTTCTATTCCCTTAGGTGGTTCTCCTAATCCTACGACAGCCGTAGGTTATTCAGGTGATAACTTCTTCGGTATTAATATAGCTGGGTTAGGTATCACTACCACAGCAGCAGAATCAATCCCTTCTGATGTACGTCTTGAGTATCGCTTAAGTGTTAATAGTAGACAGGTTTACATGCAAGTTCTACCTAGAGGTGCAGGGAAAGCAGCTAACGATGTCATCGTAGAAGGTGATGTTATAGAGTGGTTCTTTGATCACCCTGTAGAAATCCATGCAGGTACAACTATCTATGCGGAGATCCGTTGTGTACGTGAGACTGACGATGAAGACTTAGGTGTATTCTTAGTACGCCAAGGTGACACTGTAGACCCAAACACAGGACTACTACGTTACCAAGCTATCGTCCACAATAGACTCTTTGAAGACAAAGACTTAGAGTTCATTAGCCCTTACTTAAAGTATGAAGCTATGGACTTCTCAGATAACCCTAATAGTGAAGATGTACTATTCAGTGATCTTGCTAGTGGGAATATCTTACAGCCTCATCCGTATGGCTTCTTACAAGCTGTCGGTAATGATGATGGAACTACCATACAGGTTAAAGTTAAAAGCGGATCTAAAGTATTTATAGAATCAATGCCTATTGCAGGTGCAACTATAGAAGGTGTGGCTGTAAATACTAACCAAGCTCTAGCTGTGAATGAACTAAATGCTTTATTCCAACAAACAGGTGGATCTACTGGGGAACTCCCAGCTATCACGTCTTCATTGACTCCGTCTATGGTCGAAGGTAGTTCACTTAACTATGAACTTACAGCAGACTATGGTGTAGGTTATGAATGGTATGATCTACCTCCTAGCGTAACGATCGTAGAAGGTAACTCTCGTAAGCTGATAGGCGGTACACAATTAGCAGCAGGTACTTATGATATAACAGCCTCAGCTGTAAACTACAACGGCATGGACACAGAAACGATAACTTTAACTGTGACTGACGCTCCCTTCTCTAATACTAAGTCTATTCAATTTGCAAGTGGTGACTACTTAGGTGCTAATGCAGCATTACTAGACGGTGTTTTAGGTCGTACAGGTAACGGTTCAGGTTCTTCGGACGCTTGGACTATTTCTTTATGGTTTAAAGGCGGTACTGATGGCAGCGGACAGACTATCTTCTATTATGGATCGAACGATGTAACTAATGGCGGGTATGTGGAAGCACGTTTTGTCGGCGGTAATGATAAACTACGCCTGAGGTATGGCAGTAATAATAACTTCTTACAGTTCACCACACCTAATAATAGCCTCCCTGCTAACTCTTGGCAGCACGTTGTTATTACTTATGATGGTGGAACTACAGGAGCTTCTTCAGGTGACTTATCTAACTACTATGGCCGCTTTGCTGTATTCATAGATGGTGTCTCTCAGACTTTATCTAATGCACATGGGAACTATGGATGGTCTGGAGCTATTTCAGGTCAGAACCTTCGTGTAGGCAGACTCGCTTCAGGTAACTACTTACAAAACTGTTTTGTTGATGAGCTAGCTATCTGGGGTAGTGATGAGTCGAGTAATGTATCTGCTATTTATAATAGTGGGTCAACACATGATTTATCTGACCTAACGTCTTCACCAGACCATTGGTGGCGTTTAGGCGATGATGATACATATCCCACATTACAAGATAATGTAGGTTCAGTACACTTCGTTATGTACAACATGACAACAGCGAATATCGTAACTGATACTCCATAATAACAATTATGGGGGGTCTTCGGATCCCCTTTTCTTTTTCCTTATAATGCAAGGAGTACTCACTATGAGTAAAGCATTAGATTTAGCCACTCTAGTAACGAGTGACTTTGCAACAAATACGGATGTAACGAATGCTATTGATGGGATTGTCATCCCTGAGGGTGGTAAGGTATTACAAGTACAGGTAAAACACCTAGGGGCAAGTGTAGCCCAAACTAACAGTAGCCCTGAAGCTACGGTTTTAGATAGTGATACTATAACTCTATCCTCTTCAGACAACTACTTGTATGTAATATGTACAGTTAATTATGACTTACAAGGTTTCGCTGCTACGGTAGATCCATCGGCTCAGTTCTTCCTTTACGATGACGCAGGTGGCAACCTAGCCAACCAACACGTTGAGGCTAACTTATCTGATGTTAATGATGGTATTGAAGGTGTGGTAACTTTACAGGCTTTCTACTCTCCATCTGATACAAGTGAAGTTGTTAGCCTAAAGTACTTATCTGATAATGGTCAAATAAGAGCTAGGGGTAACAACAATTACAATAACGCTACCACATTGACCATAATGGAAATAGCAGCATAAATAACGCACCCCACCCCAAACGTAGTGGTGCATAACCTTTAATATGGGGTCACAAATGAGTAAAGATAACAAGACTCTCGAAGAGTTGAATCTTAAGGTCGAGAAGCATGAGTGGGAATTAACCCACAGTCGTGTCCTCTTAGAAGCCCTTAAGAACTCTGATAAGAAACAATGGGAACGCATCCGAGGTATTAAACACTTAATCACTATAGTTAAATGGACGTGCATAGGCATAGCCATGACACTTGGTCTTAAGCAGATCGGATTAACAACAATCTTTAAATTACTAGGAGTATAGCATGGTCATTTCAGAATTGATCGCTGGTATCTTTAAACCGGCTGCGAAGTTGGTAGATGAACTACATACCAGTGACGAAGAACGACTCGTAGCCAAAGGCCACCTTTTAGACGTTCAAGCAGCGGCTATGCAGAAGGTGTTTGACTACGAACGCGCTTCACTGGAAGGACAACACTCTATTGTAGCCTCAGAGGCTCAGAGTAACCACTGGTTGGTTTCCGCATGGCGGCCAATCACAATGCTAACCTTCTTAACACTTGCCGTAGGAGACTCCCTAGGCCTTCTAGCGTCACCCCTTAGAGATGAGGCGTGGATGCTATTACAACTGGGCATAGGCGGCTACGTAGTAGGCAGAAGTGGAGAGAAGATTGCCAAAGTAATGAAGGGATAGATATGTTTAAAGAGACTATAGATATTGTATTGAAACACGAAGGTGGGTACGTAAATGATCCTAAGGATGCTGGAGGAGAGACTAACTTCGGTATTTCTAAACGAGCGTACCCGCACTTAGACATTCTTAGCTTGACTGAAAGTCAGGCCGAAGGGATCTATTGGACGGACTACTGGCTTAGGTGTCAGTGTAATGTCCTACCCACAGGATTAGATCTCATGGTAATGGACTGTGCCGTGAATATGGGTGTCGCCAGGGCGTCTAAGATTCTACAGAACATCGTAGGAGCTAAGGCTGATGGTATCATCGGATCGAAAACAATCAAGGCTGTATGGAGGTCTACAGAGACTCCAGAGGCAACAGAATCAGTAATCAAACAGTATTCCCACATTAGACAAGGCCATTATGAGGCCATGACCACCTTTCCTTTATATGGCAAAGGCTGGACTAGACGGAATACGGAAACAACAAATGAGGCATTGAGATGGGTACTTTAGAATTATTAGAAGCAGAACTGGCTAAAGACTTATTAGCTAGAGTTCGTAGCGGAGCAGCAACAGCCGCCGAACTTGCAGTCGCTCGCCAGTATCTAAAGGACGCAGGAGCGTTCGCTGGTGTAATAGAGTCAGGTTCGCCTGCTCACAACCTATTAGAAGGCTTACCTTTTACAGAGGCTCCACACTAATGAGTAGAGACTATAGTAAAGAGCGTAAGTACGATTCACAGCCACACGTCAAAGCTAAACGCGCAGCTCGTAACAGAGCGAGACTTAAGGTCAACAATGCACGTAAGGCTAAAGGTATGGCTAAACTTAAAACTAAACAGCAGGTTGATCACAAAGATGAGAACCCTAGCAACAACAAACTATCTAATTTACGTGTGTTGAGTCCAAAGGCTAACACCGCACGAAATCATAGGAAGGGGAAATAGCATGGGTATTGATCTTATAATCATCCTAGGGCTTGTGATCATCTCGGTCGCTTGCGGTAACTGTTAATACACTAAGGAACACCAATGAGAAACTTTAAGTGTATGTCATGCGGCATGATGAAACTAGAGACTAACTTTACAAACCTCCTAGTCCCTATATGCAACGCGTGTAAACCAGACGTTAAGAAAAAGAAGACTCCTAAGAAGTCTAAAGAGTCTGAAAAGTAATCAATAAGAGAGTATAAGTATGTTTAAGAAAGAAACCTCAACAATACCTGAGGAGTTACATGATTTCCGTAACTTCCTCTACTTAGTTTGGCAACACTTAAACCTACCTGATCCAACTCCAGTACAATATGACATGGCTGTATTCCTCCAGAACGCTCCTCGCAGGGCTATTCTTGAGGCATTCCGTGGTGTAGGTAAATCCTATGTCACGGCAGCCTTTGTTGTCTGGTGTCTATTAATGGATCCTGACTTTAAGATAATGGTAGTGTCTGCCTCTAAGGCACGTGCTGATGATTTCAGTACTTTTACACAAAGATTAATCCTTGAGCTGCCAATGTGTGCACATCTCATAGCTAAAAAAGACCAGAGGTGGTCTAAGATAGCGTTTGATGTGGCACCAGCCAAGGCGTCTGGATCTCCTTCAGTTAAATCTGTAGGGATCTCAGGACAGTTGACGGGTAGCCGAGCAAACCTAATTATCGCAGATGATGTCGAAGTTCCAGCAAATTCGATGACTCAAGGTATGAGGGATAAGCTGGGCGAAGCTGTGAAGGAATTCGATGCAGTACTATCTCCCAATGGGAAGATCATGTACTTGGGTACTCCACAGTGTGAAATGTCTCTATACAACACTCTCACAGAGCGTGGTTACCAACTTCGCATCTGGCCGGCACGTGTACCCACTGCCAAAGCCGCTGAGAAGAGCTACGGAGAACGTTTAGCCCCCATGATATGGGATATGATACATGCAGAGGGGAATGCCTCAGAAGGTCACTCAGTAGATCCTAAGCGATTTGATGATAAGGACTTAACTGAGCGGGAATTGTCTTATGGACGTTCCGGTTTCGCCTTACAGTTTATGCTAGATACAAGTCTAGCTGATGCTGATAGATACCCTCTCAAAATGTCAGACTTAATAGTCATGTCAGTGGATCGGGACAAGATGCCCGAGAAGCTCGTGTATGGCCGTATGAAGGAGATTAAAGATCTCCCTAACGTTGGCCTTAGTGGGGACAAGATGTTCGCTCCTGAGGCTACTGTGGGCGACTACGTGGACTACGATGGTTCCGTACTTGTGGTTGACCCCTCTGGACGTGGTTCCGATGAAACTTCCTACGCTGTAGTGAAGAATCGTGGCGGTACTCTATACGTTCCTGAGTGTGGTGGACTAGATGGTGGCTATGGTGAAGAGACTTTAACCAAGATATGCGAGATTGCTAAGACACATAAGGTAAATGTGGTGCTAATCGAGAGTAACTTTGGTGATGGTATGTTCAATGAGCTACTAACTCCGTACATGAGAGACATATATCCAGTAACAATGGAAGAAGTAAGACACAGTAAACAGAAAGAACTGCGTATTATTGACACTTTAGAGCCTGTAATGAACCAACACAGACTCGTTATTGACCCAAAGGTCATCCAAAGTGACTATGATAGCGTTCAGAAGTACCCAATAGAGCAACAATCTAAATATATGTTAATGTACCAGATGACTAGGCTCACTAAAGAGCGTGGTTCTCTAGCACATGACGATAGACTGGATGCTTTAGCTATGGGTGTGGCTTACTGGACAGAACAAATGGCTGCTGATGTCGACCTCCAGATGCGTGAGCGTAGGGATGAGATGATGCGAGACGAACTTAACCGTTTTATGGAAGGTGCTAACACAATGCCCTCCTCAAGGAGTACTACGTGGATTTAGATATAAATACAGTACCTATGGTACGTTTAACATGGGTGGACGCTCAGGAAGGCTGCGTAGGCTGGACTGACTTAGAAGAGATGCAAAGCTCTCCACTAGCAGAATGCCAAGAGGTTGGCTGGCTATTAGTGAATAATGACGAGAAGGTAGTAATCATGCGTTCTTGGAACCAAGCTGGTCAGGACGGCGGTGCTTGCATCGCTATCCCGAACACATGGGTCTTGAACATTGAGGTTCTCGTGCCAGTTGATGATGTCAAGGATCTCATTGAAGATGATGAGTCCATGGTAGCTGACTGGATAGGTGATGATTAAAAGGTAGTGGTGCCTCACCCCAATAAACACTGGGGTGTAACCCTTTGAATCCCTTAGGGTTCCTATAAACGGGCTATTGTGGATAGGGACTCCCCCCACCCCCCTTCAGATATACTATAGATATACTAAAGAATACCTTAAGAATACCTTAAGAATACCTTAAGTATGTCTACAGTGTAGCTCTGTAGTCTTGTTAGGTATTCTATAGAGTCTATGGTGTCTATGGGTGGCTTAGGTGTTCCTTACCCTCTTGTCACATATCACCTATATCAATGACTTACATACCTACTATATTAAATGACACAAAAATATGAATGGGTATATACGGTAGGATTGAATTCGATTTTCCCCCGTGTGGGTACGGTCACGTCAGCCTGGACTAAAGACATGCCAGCGCCACTCGTTACGCCACTGGGGTAGCCTCATTCCGCACGGTTGTCACGTTTGCACCCGATATAAAGTCTAGTGCTCACATATATAGGCACATTTAATGCTCATCGACTGGTTGTCTATGGTGTCATCTATATCTATGTCTCTCTTTGTCTTTTATATTGATTGTTTTCGTTTTGACTGGATATCTAACAAGACAGCAGGACGTGAGGTCTACACCTTAGACACCTATAGATAGACACACTGACACCTTGGATATCTATCGAGAATGCAGGGGTCTACACCATAGACACCTATAGATAGACACGTGCACACCTTAGACACCTTATAGACAGCTGCGGGTTACGGTCACGGGTGGGCTGTGGGTTTCTATGGGGTTCTAAGGTGTAGACATCCTATCTTGTCACCTATACATAGAAGGATAACTAACAAGAGAGCAGCGTATACACCCCAAAAACAGCGCGTTAGCGATGGTTGACGGGGTGATATATTACGATAATTACGATTTTGAACCATTGATGACTAAATTAATTTAAAAAGATTCTTATTAAAAACATACACTTAGAAATTAATTGCATTTATTTTTAATTTATTTACCAAAAACGCTTGCATTCCGCCAAAACTCGCGTACACTTGTTAACAAGTCAGCGGGATATGCGCCTAACAGCCCTCCTAACCTGATACGCTCAGCGGATCACGACATAGCCAAAGAGTAGCCACTCGGTCAAAGTAAGGGATAAGTTTACTAACGTGAACGCCCAGACAAATAAAAAAGAATTTAGTTAGCAAGCATTGGCTAC